TATCACTTGCTTGAGGCTATTTTCCAATTGAAGTGTGATGTTATCTATATTACTCACGAAGCAGAGAAATACGTAGATAATACTCCTGCTGGAATCAAACCTGCATGGAAAGATTGGGGCGGAAAACTTGAACAAGAGATTCATTGTTCAAAGAAAAAGGTAAAGGGTGAGATTCACTTTGTTGCTGAACTAATTGGTTCAAGGACCAATGGAAACAAAGTCGGAACGCGCTGGACTATTCGTGAAGGAACGCCACCTAATATCGTTTGGAACGGTATTCCTGATTTGCAGGAGGGTAAGATTTGAAATTTTCCACAGAACACCCAAATGTTATTGAAGACGCAATTAAGAAAATGGAAGTGAAAGGAAAATACTTGAAAGATGGTGGGCTTCTTGGGGGAAAACTCAAGGACTATTTTTACTGTTCTTTGAAGGATAACACGCTTTCGTTTTGGAATGGCAACACTACCTTTATCGTGAATTATGATGTTCACGTGGAAGGTATTGAAGACGGCGAATTTTTCGGTAGCATTTCAAAAATGCTTGCCTACATGAAAAAATTCAATGGTGAAACTACTTTTTCTGTTGGCGACTTTATTTCTGTTTCCGATGCAAATAAAAAGGCTTCAATTCCAAAAGTGGTGAATCATCCCGACTGGGAAGCCATTGAAAGAATCAAGGGAATGTTGAGCCATGTTGTTTATCAGCCAACCTTTGACACGCTTTGGCATTTTGGCAAAAGTCAATTTGAAGGAGCATTTCAAATGTTTGGTAGAAATTTTCAAGAATCAATTTCACTTCTTGAGTTATGCAGAAGTGGCGTATATAAATTAGACTTTGATGGAAACGAGTGTGTTCTTTCCTCAAATTCTGGAATTGAAAATTCGTCTGTTTCTCCAGCCTTGGTTCAAAGAACAGGTGAACCAGCAACGCTTGAATATTCAAGCCCACTTCATGCTTTCTTCGATAAGGATGAATTGATTAATTTTTATGTAAAGGACGCTTTCCCTTTGCTAATCGTATCGCACAATAAAAAAGTATTGAAAGCACCATTTATGGCAGGTAATTAGAATGATTATTAGCAGATGCATTGACAATAAAACAATATACACATCATGGAGAGAAAATGGCGAAAAGAAGGTAGCAGTCAAATTATTTGCACCATATTTCTATTTGCCAGAAGATGCCCAAGAATTCGCAGAATACAAAATTGGTCGTGCCACCACTCGACCATTTCGTTATGAGCGTGGAGAATGGGTAAATCTTCAAGGAGAGAAACTTAAGCGTGTTTATGTTGAGCAATCAACCGACATTTACAATGCTAAAAAAATGTGGCCCAAAACATACGAAGCAGATGTTCCATATCATTTTCGATATGCTGTAGATGAAATTAATGAAATGCCAGAATACAAACTGCGTAAATGGTATTGGGATATGGAATGGCAACAAGGCGGAGAATATCACGATTGCATTACAACAATTGTTGTTTATGATAACTACGATGAAAAGTATTACCAATGGTCATGGTTTCCTGAAGATGAATGGGTTCCGAATAAGCAACTTCAAGAAACTGATAATTTTAAGACAGGTTTTGCCTTTTCAGAAAAAAAGATGATTGAAAGTTTTATTTCTTTTATGACAGAAAAAGACCCTGATATGTTGATTTCTTGGTTTGGAAACTTTGCTGATGTTCCAATGTTGCTCAAGCGGTGTTGTGCTTTGGGAATCAACCCGTTGATGCTATCGCCTATTGCCCGTGTAGAGGGCGTCAAAAAGACCTCTAACGGCTTTGAATACACCAAAGGCGACGAAGGGTTCTCATCCATTCAACAGCCCATAGGGGGCCGCATAACCCTTAACTTAGACCATGCTTTTGAAAGACAATGGAATGATTCGCAAAGAGGAACCTTGCCGTCTTTGGCTCTTGATTATGTTTCTTCTCTTTTGTTTGGAGAAGGAAAATCCAAAAAAACAAAGTTTGCAGA